ATCTCATTGCCTGTAACAGGTAGTCTATCTAATAAACCAGCGGCGTCTACAATTGTTACTGTGCCAGATAATGTGTCGTAATTTATACTTTCATGTATTTGTATCTCTTGCACTAACTCTCTTATATCTAATCTAAGCGCTTCACTTTTACCTGATTCACTTTGATATGAAGCAAGAAATATGTTTGTAGATAATTTAAAATCACCTGCTTTAGGAGCGTATTCTGTCGCCATTATATTATCCTCTAATTAAGGAGTTAAATTCACTTAAAAATGTGCTTAAAAATGATGGATTTAAAAGTTTAATTTGTCTCTTTTGGTCTTGTAATCTTTGTTCGTATTCTCTATTTGATACAGATGTAGCACCTGCTGTTGTACTATTAACTTCTACTTTGTGTGAGTAATCAGTAGGTCCATTGCCTGTTTGTTTACCACTAGATTGTGTTATCTCATAATGATGTATACCACCAGGTTCTGAATACTTATCTGTTATAAAAACTTCAAATTCTTGTTCTGACATTGGCCAGTCATAGTATCTATCTGTTATATTATTTGTAAGTAATATAACCCAATGTAACTCTGGGTCACCATATAATTTAAATGCAATTGTTTCAGGTGTCTCGCCTGATACAACATCATACTTATCATATAAAGTTATATTATTTAAAACTTTATCTCTAACTTTAACTCGTTTCATTATATCTGTAACAGATTTAAAGTTTTCTTTATCAAAACCATATTCTATTTTACCAAATTTATCAAAATACATTAGTATCCTCCTGCAACATTTTTCTTAGTTAATACTAACATTTCTTTAAATTGTAATTGAATACTTATTATTTGTGGTGAGGCACCTTGGTCATCAGGTAATAGTGTTGTAAACTTTTCGTTAGGTGAGTAATCTACATCCATGGATTCTAGTACACATTTTGCCACTCTAGGTATGTAATTGTTATTACCTTTTCTATACATATATTCTATTTCAAATTGTGATGGTGTTATAAAAAACGCTTCACTATCTGATAATTGTGGATGCATATGATATTTAAATGATTCTATAATTTTATGTACCTGTTGTAATTCTTTTTTATTTTTAGGTGCAAAAGTAAATGGGTATGTAAAACTTCTAAATGGCACACTTTCAAATGCTAACTCTATGTTTGGGTTAGTTGTAAAACCTGCAGCTCTAGTTGCAATAGCACCTATTCCTGGTGCTACTAATTGCATAGCACTTGATAACATACTAGCAAGTCCTGCCCCACCAGCACCTAACATTTGTGTAAAGTTGTCTGCACCTATTATTCCACCCAACATGCCTGTTTCGGGGTCTGAATAAGTTGCTTTATAATTAAATTTAGTTTCAGGTGGTGTGTATAATATTATTGACTGTGATAGTCTTCTATGTGTTGATGAAAATTTATCTCTAGGTGCTGAATTTATTTCATTTGCCTTTTTTGCTACTTCAGCAGCTGAAGGTGTAGAATTTATAACTGCTTTAGCGGCGTCTGTTGATGAACCATCTTTGTTAAAAAAATAACCTAAACCACTTCCGCTTCCTTGTTCACCAAATACATTAGTTGTCTTTTCTTTTAAATTTGCTTTTGTATCCTCTATTACTTTAGTCTGGTTTTTAAACATTTCATTTGATTTTTTTCTTTTGTTTCTACCAGTAAGTGTTTTTTTGCCTTGTTTATCTTCTGTTTCTATCGGACTCATTGTATTTTCAAATATATGAAACTTCATATAATGTCCATCACCTAATGAACCTACTTCTTCAGGATAATAATGAAATGTAAAATTCATAGGGTCTACTGATAATGGTTTTATATCTGTATCACCCATATTTAATTTTGATGATTTTGCCATACGCTGTGCTAACAGTCGTGGTGGTTCGTTTGTTATTTTGTTTGATACTGTACCAACACCAAATAACAAGTTAGACATATTTCTTAGTATAGACATATTTACCTCTGGTTATCTCTTATATTTATACGATAAATAGTCATATGAGTACATCAAAAAGAAATAAAACATATAGAGCACCATATAAAGGTGTCTTTAGACCTAACAATCCTAAGAAGTATGTTGGTGATAGTCGTAAGATAATCTATCGTTCTTCTTGGGAGAGAAAGTTTATGTCTTATTGTGATAGGAATCCAGACATTGTAGAATGGGCAAGTGAAGAAATGTTTGTACCCTATGTTAGTCCTATTGATAAAAAAGTTCATAGATATTTTCCTGATTTTCTAGTTAAGACTAGTTCTGGTAAAAAAGTCATGATTGAAATTAAACCTGCGATACAATGTAAACCACCTAAACCTCGTTCTCGTAAAACTAAAAGATATCTTCAAGAGCAATTAACATTTATTAAAAACATATCTAAGTGGCGAGCTGCAAAAGAATATTGTTCTGACAATGGTCTTGAATTTAAAATCTTTACAGAAAAAGAATTGAATATTAAGCAGGGTTAAGTGCTTGACCTTCACCTGAACCAGTTTTTGCCACACTTGGATTATTACTTATATTTGCATTACTAGAAGCGTCTGTTACAACATTATTATAGATATTTGTTACTACTTGTTGTCTTTCCATTTTTGATTGTTCACCTTGTAATCTAGCAAGTTTATCATCAGCACTCTCTGTCATGTTTAGAGGACTATAATCAATCTTTTCAGATTCGTTATCACCTATTTTTTTTCTACCTCCTCTGCCCACAATAGGAGGACTATCACTTTTCATACTACCAGTTCTTTCTTCAGTAGGTCCTAGTTTTTCCTCTCTAGATTTTCTCCTTCTTTGACCAGAAGATTCGGCGTCTGAATCTCTACCCATAAAATTTGATAGATATTCTGCTAATTTTGCAAATGCGAAAAGCACACCTACTATTGCTACACCTATGAGAGCATATTTTCCTATAGATAATAACATTGCTTTATTCATTTTTCCCATTAATCCTACATTTTCTTTTGATAAATCATTTTCTTTTTTACTTATACCAATTCTTTTTTTAGCAAATTTTCCTAATGCTACAAATGGTTTTGCAAATCCCATAAATGTATCACTTAACCCTGTAATTGTTTCTCTTATTGCATTAAAAGGTTCTTCTAATACTGTGCCTTCTAGGGCACCAGATACTTTGTTTACCATTTTAGTATCTTCTACATCTACTCTATTTCTTCCTAGTACCTCACTTTGTTCTTGTTGTTTTTCTTGTAATTGATTTAATTTTTTTATTGCTTTTAATAATTCATCTGTTGCACCAGGTCCCATGTCTTCAAGTTTAATAACTTCTTTTTCTTGTTGTATGATTTCTCTTTGTGTTTTTAAATTTTCTTTTTGCTTTTCTTGTATTTGTAAACTATTTAATTGCACTACTCTGTTTTCTTGTATTTCAGCAGTTGCACCTCTGCTTCTCAATACAGATAATTCTTCTTCTCTCTGTTGTCTCTCTAAAGCAGCTGCTTTTTCTATTTTTAATCTTTTTGCTTCACCATCTTCAATTATGTCTAACATTTTACCACCTAAATCCATAGTAAATTTATCTGCTACAGATTCTAGTCTATCGGGTACACCACTCATTATGTCTTGGTCTAGTTTATCACCTATTCTAGAAAGTTCATCAGGAATAAGTGTTAGTGAAGGTAATGCCCTCATTAAGGGTTCAAATACCTTTTGCATACTCTCAATGAGTGGTTGTAATTCTTCTTGTGGTAGTTCTACATGTGCCATTATCTACGGACCAAACTGCCTCCGAAATATAACCCGATAATTGAGGATACAACATGTGTATCAAGTGGCGTTATAACTAAACCACCTAAAGGTTTCCATGTTGTCATTTCGGCACTACTTGCAAATATCCACCAACCTACTGAAGTTGCCTCTGTATAACCTACATAGATAGGCGTATCTGGTGATATTAAGAATACTAGTTTAGGTAAAACTATAATTGCAAATACACACATTAAAGCAATCCATCGCCTTGTATTTTTTGTAAATGGGTCTGCTACTGCTCTTGCCTTATCAAACTGTTCTGCTTGAAAACCAGCTCTTGCCATCATCATCTTTTGTTTTTCTGCCTCATCTTTACCTTTTTGTGCCATGATGGATAAAACACCACCAAGGATAGTAGAAGCACCCATACTTAAAAGTTCCATTGGTATCATTTCATCTTCTCCTGTTCTCTCTTTCTTTTTTCGTTTTCTTCTTTAATATAGTTGATTAACATATCAACATATATATCTCGTTCCCATGGCAACATATTTTCAATCTCTGTTATACTATATTTATGATGTTGCATAAGAGCAAAATTCGTTTCAAAATACGCCTCTAGGTTGCTGTGGGAGAGGCATATGGAAAAAAATCAGATAAACCTCTAAAAGTTACCTCACTCTTAACCTTTGTTTTAGGATTTTCTACCTCTAGTGTATATTTTAACTGAGGCATTGTATCAAAAAACTTTTTAATATCTACTAAATTTTCTTGACTTATACTATCAAAAAACTCAATCATCTCTTTTTTACTTGTATCTTTTGCTGGATATATTTTTTCTCCCTCAAAAATATGGTCAACACATGAATATATTATATCAAAAATATCTTCTGTTTTAGCGTCTGTTATATTTTTTGCAACCCTAGTTACACCCAGCGTAGGATAGCCAAAAACTACTCCTAAGTTTCTTGATTCATCTAACATAATTTTGTTAGTATGGTCATCATCTACATGAACATCAACCTTACTAATATCTACTTCTACATCAGCATATGTCTCTAAGTCATCAGGACACACCACTCTAAATTTTGCAATCTCACCTACTGACTTACTTCTTATTTGTAAGAAAATATATTCTATGTCAAATAAAGGTAATTTTGCACTATCAAGTTTATCGAATGTGCAAGCGTTTATCATTTTTGTTATTGCATTATAAATCTCATTTTGATTTTCTGATTCACTTGCAATCATTAATATCTTCTCCTCTTTTACTGTGAATGGTCTATACCCTATTTTTTCATCTCTTGAAGGTAAAGTCAATTCATATGTAGGTACTTCTATTTTTGGTAATGCCATAATATCCTCACATTATATTAAAAAAATGGTGGAAATACTCTTCCGCCTGTTAAATCTCCTATAGGTATTCTTCGTTTTAAATCTCCTAGTAAACCTTGTCCTGCTCTTCTTAATTCAGGTGGTAATATATTTAGTAGTCCACCTAGTAAACCACCGCCCATGTTTACTCTGCCTGGTTCAGCTGCAATTGACTTATCAAATCCACCATCACCTAATGCAACATCAGCAGTCTTTGTTATAAAATAGTTTTGCCAATATCTATATTTAAATGTTACATCAAAAGTTACTACATTATTATTATCGTAAGTTAATGCTGGTGCCCCTATACCTACAGGGTAACAGTCATATAGTTTTACACCATGTGTTAAATCATCTCTGGCTGCTGGGTCTTCTGATGAACCTGCTGAATTAGCAAATTGTCCTAGATTAAATAAATCTATATCTGATACATAATTATCATAAAATTCATAGTTATTAGATATACTGTTAAAAGCAGACTTTTGCCATAATTCAAAATACTGTCTTTCTCTTAAATATTTATCTGCATAAAATGTTGCTGTTAAATCACCATATGTATGGTCTGTTACAAAATGTCTAGGGGCGCCTGGTCCTGTTACAATAGGTGATGTTGTCATTGTTCTATCAGGCATTGTAATACTTCTACAAAATGCATTTACTCTCCTACTATTATCAAGTTGTATTTGTCTATTGATTTCTTCTGTTGCAAAACCAGTAAACTCATCACCACCTGCATATAGTCCACTTTGTGGACCATCTGAACCTGTAGGCAATTGAAATGAAGCATAGAATCTACCTGTTCTGGCAAGTCCTTCACCTTGCATTATGTATCGTAACATTTGATTTATCAATGCTGGTTTTGTAGCTGATAAATTAGGATTATCAGGCACTTGCCCACCTTCTGTTTGTCTAAATCTAGGGTCAAAATTTATATTGTCTAAAGACTTGTCTCTAGTAATACCTAGTCTAATATCTGAACCAAATATTTTTACTCCGCCTCTAAATATTGCCATTTCTATCCTCTACTTTGTCCGTATACGAAGCTTGCACTTCTCTTTTTAAACTGTTGTACTGGTAGATATACTGCTGTAGGAGCGTCTTGTAAATCTACTCTCATAAAACCTGACCTTACTTGTCTGTACAAATATTTTTTTATTGTAGATTTTACTCTTGCAAGACCACCTACTCTCTGATAACTTACATCTAATCTTGTTGTGCTATCAAATTTACTATTTGTAGCAAATCTTTGTAATTGATTTAACAATCTAAACCTAATTACTGGCGATAGATAATGAAAGTTCATACCTAAAAATCCACCTCTAAATCCTTCTAATGGTAATACCAGAGGAAAAGTATCATAATAAGGTAATGTTTCTTTAAACTTTGGGTCATAGAAAAACAGATTTAATCTACCTAAAGAAGGTCTTTGATTAATCTTACCTTGATTATATAACTTTCTAGCAGTTACAGTATCAGCAATACTTGCTACTGCATTTCTATACCATGTAGATGATTTTCTAGTATCACCTGCTTTATCACTTATCTTATCAAATATACTTGCCATGATACTATTTATACTAAAAAGGGCATACCTATTACTAGATATGCCCTAAAGTTTACGATAGCGGAGAGAGATACCTCTTATTCTTCTGCTAATTTACTAAAATAATCTAGTGTATCATCACTATCACTAGCAGAAGCCTTAGAGGCGCTATCTTTACTTTGAACCGTACCAGTAGATGTGGATGGGAGGTCTACATTTTCTACTGTGTCGGTAGACTTGGTACCGGTAATTACTCGATTCAGTTTCTCTTTGAGTTCCTCATACGATTTAAAATTATCGGCATCCAAGAATGGTTTTAGAGGGTACTGTTTCTCCCATATCGCCTTGATACTGTCATCATTATCAGCGATAGCAGAAACACCCTCAAATTCAGATTTGTCATAATTCCAGAAACCATCAACCTTTCTAATTTTAAGTTTGAAGTTAGCACCTTTCCAGAAATCAAATGGGTTTATAGGTGTTTCATCATCAAACTCGGGTTGCATTGCCTCTGTTATCTTGTCAAATATTTTTTTACCAAACTTGAACAGTTTTACTTGTCCTTCATTTTCAGGATGTGCTGGGTCTGATACAATAAGCACATTTGAATAGTAAGATAATTTTCTCTTACGATTTCTAGCAATGCCTTTATCTGATTCAACACCTGTATTCCATAGTCTAGTATTTTCTTCACTAACAGGGTCTTTATGACCTAGTGTAGTTAAACTATTTTCAATATACCAGCCACCTGGTCCTTGAAATGCATGAGACCATAATCTAACCCATGGCATATCTTCGTTTTGTGTTGCTGGCAAGAATCTTAATACTGCATACCCATTACCTGTTTTATCAAGTTCTGGTTTCCACAGTCTTTCATCTTGGTATTTGTTTTGTTTTTTTGAATCCTCAGGATTGAGGTTTTCTTCTAGTGCTTTAGTTAGTTTGTCAAAACCACTAGATGATGTTTTTAATGATTCAAAGTCCATATTATCCTCCGTATTATTGTATTATTGTATTTTCGTATTTGTAGCAAGCTACAGTACTATTTATAATAGTTACACCTATTATATAACATTTATTTAAGTTTGTCAAGCATGGTTGAATATGTAATATATTTGACATTTTTATTGTTTACCCATGTATTTACTACACAATTTATATTATCTTCAGTACCCACAGGTTTTTCATTCACTTTATAAAACTGTATGTGTTTATATTCAGTAAACAAAGCACCCCATTGTATCTTCCAATTATCTGACGGTGTTTTACCGTTCTCTGCTGATACATAGTGGTCTGTTCCTTTGTAGAGATTATTTACTTTGTGGTCGTAACTTTCTAAATCATGTCCTAGTAAATAAACTTCTTTTAAATCTTTTATTTGTTCTACTGCAATTCTACCACTAGTAGCACCGGCTGCCCACCCTAAATCTTTCTTATAGTTTTCTATTAAGTCTGTTATGTTGTTTGAATAATCAGGTTGATTAATCCAACTAACATTGATTGATGAATGATTAATCTGTTGTTTTATAACTTCTTTTGTTTTACCATGTGCCTTGCCACTTTTAATAATGTTTGCAAGACCTGATAAGTTAGAACCATGAAATACAAATTCTTCAGCATTTGTTCTTTCGTTTTCAATATGTTTATCATAATATTCTTTTATCTCATCTCTTGTTATCTTATCAACAGCACTATAAATCATCATGTCGTAATGCATAGCAGGTACTTTTGTCCAGTCTCTAAACCATGCCTCGTTCTTTTGACAATAGCCACTATTGTATATCTCATGACATATGCCATGGTCTACTGCAACAAGTACATCAGGCGTAAAGTCTCGATACAAAGCATTACAACCATATATCTTACCATGAGGTCTTAATTGTTCTAAATCAAAACCTTTTCTACTCTCACCATTGCCTATGCAAAATGCTTTCATTTTAAAAATAATTTATATTAATATTAATTCTTGCCTTATCATTTGTTGTTGAAGTGCTAGAATGTCTTGTTCCTGGATTAAATAACAATGCTCTATTTGCTACTGAATCTATTTTAGTTCCGTCTTCTAATATTGTATAACCATCACAAGTATTAAATGAAAAAATACAACCTTTGTGGTCAAAATTAGAATCTATATGTGGCTCATGTTCTTCTACCGTATCTGTTCTTGGATATAAATTTACCTTCATTCTATTTAAAGCTTTCATTTTAAGGTATGTCCAAAATGGATTAAAATGATGATAATGTTCACTATAAATATAATCTTGGTTCATATTAAATAGTGAATGTACAAAGTAACTCGATATATCACCGTCACCTACTGTATGAAAATTGTTTATCTTTCTTTGCCAATACCATTGAAAATTTCCACTATAAACAATTTTTTTAATTTTGTCAAAATAATCTTTTGGTAAGAAATTGTCTAGTATTTCATACTCGGTAGTTTTTTCAACTAATTTCATGTTTTATACCTGTCACCTTACTGTCTTTAAATCTTAATTTTAATTCTTTTTTTGCTTCTTCTAATGTTAAATTTTTCAATGCATAAACAAATGTCTTTTTGCCATCTATAGATAAATTATACTTTTTGTATATACTTTCTTCAGTCATTTCTTTTTCCTCTTTTTCTTTTCAAGTTTCTTACATGCCTTTTCATATTCCTCTCTATACCACTTCATAGTCCAACCATCATTGTGATGATTATCCATTTCTAGAGAACATATATCTCGCCATTCTTCTGTTGTATATTTCATAACTCTGTACTCTGATTCTGTGGTCGATATCTAATAATCAGACAAGCAATTGCAATTAGTAATATCGCACCTGCCTCAAAAACTAATGCACTTGGGTCCATATCTTTACCTTGTAAGATTATCAATCTAGATAATGCCGTCATAGCAATAAACAATGGTAAAGTTATAGGTATTTTATTACTAGTGTAGAATACACCTATCATACCTAACACCTCTGTGTAAATGAACAACAATAATAAATCAGGTAGTGTTACCGACCCTACTGAATATATTGTTATAATTTCTTGAACGGTAGCAATTAAAGTTAATACTGCAATTACACCTAACATCACTTTCTCAATCTTTTTTATCATAATAAAACCTCAATATAATTACTATAAATTGTTAAATACCACTTTGTTGTTAAATAGTGAATTATACCTGCAAATAATATTAATGAACCTACTGTATTTACTACAATCAATGCCCAATCTTTCCACAAGATACCCACTATCAACCAACCTGTTATGCCCACAAACTGAAAATACATATTATAAGGATACATATCTAATGCTGTTACGGCTGCCCCTATAATTAAAACGATACTTGCAAACCATTTTATGTACCAATCTAATCCCATAGATACTTTTTCATGTACCATTTTTGAAACTCCGGGTCTTTTTGAAATTCTTCATGCAATTCACTTGCCTCTACTTGCCCACTTCTGATACAGTCAGCAAGTAATTGCCACTTTTCTTCTTTTGTATATACCACTTCTTTGCCATCTATGTCTGTAATAATTCTATCTTCTGTCATAACATACCTACTAATGTTGCAAATATTAAAATACCTAATAGTATGATATTAAATACATCTAAATCCATAGTAGATACCCCACAATAATTATCATTGCATATACAACTATTTCTACAAATGGACTACCATTGTTAGCGCCTTCTTGTTCATTAAAAAATTTCATAATAACTTCTCCTTTAATATTATTTTTGTTTCTGTTTGATTAAATCTTAAAAACGGTTTAAACTTTTGTGCTTTTTTATAAAAATCAGGCCATACTATTTTATCTTTTATTTTTTTATCCCAATCTTTTAAAAAACCCAAATGATAATCCATAACTAATAATGTCTCAATAGATATCTTCTTACCTATAGCAAGTTTTAAAAGTCTAGGATGTTGACCATCATCTACTCTAAAAACACTTTGATGAGAAGCTATTTTTGCAATCTCATTTATCTCTTGTTTTAACCAATAATTAAAACCCTCTTTACGCTTTTTATATTGCAAATATGTATCATGACTATCTCGTTCTAGTAGACTACCAGACCATGCCTTGTTTTTCTTTACAAAATTTGCAATCATAAAATCATCAATCTCATCTTGATTATACTTTACACTTAGTTTATGAAACATATATCTGTCGTTTCTTTTTGTAAATGTTTCTAACTTAGTATGCACCATGCCACTATGTTCTGTATAATCATACTTGTCTGTGGTAAAATGTAGTTTATACGCTAGATACTTTCTGTAAACTGCAAAACCATCATATGTCATAAAGGTAGTTTTCCTCCTTTCTCAATCAAATTAAGACCTTGTGCCTCTATTGTAATTTTTTCTTTTAGACTTTTAGAAATGTATCTGCCTACCTCTGCTGGGTCAATTTTATTTTCATCACAATAATGCAAGATGGCATCCATGTAAGACATGTCGCCATTGTTTCTTTTGATTTCTTCAACCTTTAAACTAAATTGTTTAGCATTCATAATATAAAAATCTTGGGGTGTATTTCTGTGTGCCGAGCATACACCAAGCTCCGGCACTTCTTAAAGTGGTAGAGTGCCTAAACTATTTAACCTCTTGTAATTGTGGATTAACTGTTTCATAAAAAGTCTTTATTGCATTTTGCAATTCATCTTCATAATCTTTCGGTTCTTTCACAAATGCTTTCATTGAACCATCTTCTGCAGCCATTAATATGACTATCTGTTCTATTGGTTCATTAAATGTTTCGTTGTACATAATTGAATACGCTGTACATTGTAGGAAATAGTTTTCTACCCACTCCTCGATTCTTTCTTTATTTGCTGTTTTAAAATCAATAACTGATAGTTTACCATTGTATTCTGCAACACAATCTACTTGACCTGCAAGTGTCAAATTTTTACTATACATAATTTCTTCTACTAATCTAATGTTATTAATTTGGTCTAGATAGGGTTTCATTAATTTAAATAACCCTAATGGTAACACATCACGAATGGATGGTGTCTCGTTCTTCATATATTGTTCTACTAATGTGTGTAGAGATTTACCTCTGTTTGCACATCTTCGCATTTCCCAATTGGCAACATCTTCACCAATTGACTTACGCCATTTTTTAAGTCCTTCAGATTTTCTCATACTCAATACTGAAGTAACAGACGGATAGTTTACACCGTCTATATCATAAAATCTGTAATCACCGACTTTCTTACCTTTAGTTTTAGGTAATACTGTCTTATCTATGTCTGTATGTATAAATTCCATATTTTTTCTCTATTGTATTTAATCTACCTATTATATAATAATTAACATAAAATGTCAATGCTGGTTCAACTTCTAGTTAGTTTCAATATCTTATCAATCTGTGCTTTAATTATAGGTGCCCTATTCGGCCAGTATATATAATCTTCTTCACTTTTTGCCAAGTTATATAGAAAAGGCAATATCACTTTTTCTAATTCTTTAAACTTTGCCTTTGTTTGTTCATCTGTTAATTCTTTTGTAACAGTATCTTTTTCAGCAACTATCTGCATGACTTCGTTCATCATACTTTTTATAGATGATACATCAGACTTAACTTTTGCTAATTCTAAGTTAGTCTCTTTGTTCTCACCTACTACCACCTTTTCTTCTACAGGTTTTTGATTGACTGGCGTAAAACCATAATCTTGGTCTAAATCAAAACCTCGCATATAATCAGGTATATCTGCCATTACTTCTTCCTCTTGTTCATGTGTTTTTCAACAACTTGTTTGGTCTTTATATCTTTAACAGACTTGTTGCCATGTCTATCTGCAAGTGCTGACCTAGGATGTGCTTCTGCGATTCTGGATAGATTTTCTTTCCAACCAGAATCACTTTTAATACTTCCGACACCTGCAACTATATTTATACCTGTATGCACCTGTTCAACATCAGGATTATCTTTTAAATATTGTTCTTTTTCAGACATCTTTAAAAAGACATCTTCAACAACACCTGTAGTTTTATTGTGAAAGGTATAAGTAGGCATTAATTCATGCTCTCTAATGCCTTAGTAAATCTATTCGCATGAGACCTTTCTGCCTTTGCTAAAGTTTCAAACCAATCAGCAATTTCATCAAATC